CAAAGTCGCTGTTTCTAGTACATCTGTAGCGTACCTTTGCTTCATGTCTGGTAGACATAAACTCAGCATCTTCAGCTCTGTCGTTATAATAACTTACTGCAGGACTATATCCATCTACAGGTGGATCCCAGTATCTATCTCTAACGTCAGCTTCACTAAGCGTATGAGGAACCACTCTGAGCCATTTTTGAGAGTCACTTGTAATCTCGTTTCCATAAATTATATCTACCACTTCATAAGTATAGCCAACTGCTCCGGCATCTGCAACATACCACTCTGTTTCCATATCCATCAGCTTGTCGTCAAGCGGATAGCTGCACTTTTCAAACGGAGCACCGTTGACAACAGCTTCTACTGGCATAAGCCTGTTGTCTGGAAACTTAGAAGCTCCACCATTACGGTTCATAAAAGCTGTCATCGCAGACGTATGGTCTTCTGTATCTTTCCAGTCAGCACCGTTTGCTTTTCCAACTCCTTTGGAAATGCATCTGTTGTCTGGAGAAAGGCCGCTTACCAGGACAGCGTTTGCCTGGTTATATGTCATCATTCTTAACATATCATTGTATAATTATTTTACACCCTTCTTTAGAAAGACATCCTTTCTTTATGATAGGATATAGTTTATTTACTGTAGCCCTAGAATTAAGTACCATACCTTTCTACTTATTCTCTCCAACAAGTATACAACCAAGACTATCTTTAGCTGTATTACCAGAATGTATACGTATACCCGAGAAGTTTGGAACATCCTCAATCAATGGCATATACTTCTTAAACTTGGGAGAATAAGTCCAACTTACTTTATATGTTCCATAAGGTATAGCAGTTTCTCCGTATACTTTCTTCTCTTTGGACAAATCTCGTACTTTATCTTCGATTGAATCGCATATATATTGTCCATCAATATAAAGTTTGCCTATAGTATAAGTGTCTCTAAGAGCTATTCTTTTTAATAATATTGTCATGCTACTTCAGTATCGTAGAATCCTAGGCCGTAAACCTTTTTATTATCTTTAGGCTGAATGCCGTTTGCGTCATTGGGATTAGGCTCCCACAGACCATCTCCACCGCCATTTTGAAGCTAAATCCAACTTGGATCTCCAACAGAATATTCTATTTTCAGTTTGTTCGTTTCCGCGTTGTATTTTACATCAGTAACAACCTTACGGTTTTCAAGAATAGTAATGCGGTTAAGTATATTTGTTATATCACCTTCGATGTTTTCAATCTTCTCCTTAAACCACTTTAATATCTCTTGAAGTATCACAGGTTCTGTATTAGACCCGTTCTTCCAATTGTTAGGATCCACATCTCCGTCAGCATCACTGTATTGAATTGCAACAGGACCATCTATCTCAGTATAAGCTTCTGCATCGGCCCATTCGTGACAGTACGCCTTAGATACAAACTTAATATTAGTAACGCGTTTGTTGATTATATCCTGAAAACGTTCCCAAGGTTTGAGATTTCTATCGCATTCTCTGAAGCGGTTGTCGTATAACTAATAAGCAAGCGCAATAGCATCATCGTGACCGGAACCATCCTTTTCAGATGTTTTTACACGAATACAGCCCTGACGTGTTGGATTGAAGTCTGCTATGTCTTTATTTACGGTCCAATTTCTAAGAGTACCGTAAATTCTAATCATTTTGTTATTGTCCATTATTCAAACTTAATTTTCATTTTAACATTACCATCACGAATCGGAGCTGCACTACGATAGCAATAATAACCATCTACAGTCTGATCGTAAGAGATTAAAGGAATTCTAAAGCCAGAAGACATATCTGATGTAATCTCTTCTTGTTCCTCGCGCTGAAATAGATTATAAGGCTTTCTACCAGGTTTCTTGCATCCGCATATATTCATATCATCGCAACAAGGAGACTTCTCATCTTCTATAAAACCACCCTTTACATAATGAATCTTACGCTGAGATAAAACCCACATATATGCTCCTTCTAAAATACTATTTGGAACAGTATAAGAAGTTGTTTTGGCGTTATAGTCGTTGAAGAATCCATCTGTAGAATCGATATAGTTTATATCGTCTTCTTCGCTAAATCCAATCTTAAGTGTATCCATCTCAACAACTGTTACTTTAAACGAATATATTGCCTCATCCATTCCATATGGTTTGACATATATATTTGCGGAAGGCCATTGTTTCTTTGTCTCACTTGGATTTACTATCATTGTCTCATCATCATAGCATGTATCCTCGTTAGCATGCATCAAATCACACTCATGCATGTGCGGATCTCCATCACAACAATACTGTATTGTATTGTTTCTGTACCAAGGGTCACTCTTCTTTGTATAGTGAAGAGCTTTACCAGCATATGTCCAAATAATCGGTTTTGCATATAGCGTACCGTTCTCGTCCACATCTACTACATCGGGATTGTCTGAAGTGAACTGGAGTTCGCTAAATGGCCAATGTTCCGGATTATATAGTACAGTAGAATTATCTTGTAATTTGGCAATAATCTGATATATATTTTGTGCAAGATCTTTCTCTCCAACATTAAGAGTAGAATCAGAATTCATGAAGAACTTGTCTGTAACTTCTGTATACACACTCTTTACCTCCATATTTTTTGTACCCTTATCGTCTACATCAATATAGATGGGACCACTCTCTGCGCCCTCTGTAGGATCGTTGCCGTCTACCAGCTTAAAGATGTCGCCCTTGTCAAGAGTAAACGTCCTGAGATTGTGTCTACCCCAACCTTTTTCATATACAGTAAGAACAACTACTAACTTGTATGTACCGCACAATTTCTGATCAAATGCGGGGAACATACAACTTATAGTATTAGCAGTAGGAAGTACCTATGAATCAGCAAGATACCAAGGATGCTCTGGTGCATCCATAATAGGCTTTGGACCCATTCCCCACATGTGTCCACAATGATCGTGGAAGTGTTCGGGGTGTATACCGAACCCACGGAATCCAGGCCACCAATGGAAATCATGGAAGTCTGGCAAGAATCTATCGTAGTTACAAGCATTTGCAGGCTGCATATGATAGCTGGGGAACCCTGCATTGTTGATATTGTGTGCTGTAGGACGATAGAAGTCGGGGAAGCCAACTCGTCTAAACATCCTCTTCTCATCTACCGTAGGCTCATGAGGAACAGAAGTGTTGATGAGATAGCACCTCACTTGTTTAATATTAGAATTGTTGAGTGGGAGAATATTATCAAACCCGTCGGCCTGCTTCAACTCAACCTTAAGTCTAATATCATTACCTATTCTAATATTTCTCATATTGCAATATGTGTATAATAAAAAAGGCTAGAATGGGCGTAGCCCACCCCAGCCTAATTTATATATGTTTTGTTATGATCAGGCGATGCCTGCGTTAGTAAGACGCTGGTTAAGAGCGTCGATGCGGTTGTTGATAGCGTTATCAGCAGCCTGGCGTGCATTAGCCTCGTTGGCGTCAGCAGCCTGACGAGCAGCAGTCTCACGATCATCCTCAACAGCAGCGCTGTGAGAGAAGACATTGAGAATCTCCTCAAGGTCTGTAAGCTTACCAGTCGTACCATAGATCTCAACGGTCTGCTTCGTCTTACGGAAGATATCGTCTGCAGCACGATACATGTTCTCGAATTCGAGCGTGATAGCATCATACTGACCGTCGAGTTTGGTCTCCATTTCAGGCTTGATGATCGGCCATGTGCCGTTGCCACGGTTCAAGATTCCAAGATAACCCATAGCCTGAGACTCACGATCGCGAACCAGCTTAGCTGAAGCGGGATAAGTCTTACCAGGAACCTTGGTGATCAGCGTACCCATCGGGAAATGCTTGTTCAGAGACTCCCAACCATCAGCTGCGGGATCAGTAAAGTAGACGTTAGCGTTGAAACGAACCTTGTTAGCCCAATTCAGCGTCTCAATAGCGTCATCATCATCGTAAGGCAGAGCGGTCAGAGTAACCTTAGCGCCGTTAGCCTGAGCGTCAACACGAGCGCGCTTCCACTCACGGTTGATCATGTTAGCGATAGCGGTAGCGATCGTAGCAGGAGTGTCACCCTTAATGGTAACATACTCGTAGCTCTCAGTCCACTTACGATAGCGATGAGGCATATCTTTGTAAGTCAGACGAATGATGATACGCTTGCCACCTTCAGCAAACAGATCAGCAACATGCTGAGCAAGGTTAGTAAAGTCAATCTCGATAGAATCCTCGGTATCGGGCTCATAAGAAAGAATAGCAAGACTCTTTACGTCGTGCTTCTTAATCTCATTAGACCACTTGATAACCGGACGGAACTCAGTAGTACCATTCGGAAGACGAACAGCGGTGTTCTTCTTCGTAACGATACCAATCTTGATCGTCTTGATATCCTGAATGTTATTTGCGTTGACGTTATAGATAGCGTCAGCAGCAACGTCGGGATCGCAGTTCATCAGAATGAACTTGCCAGCATCCGTAGAAACAGAGGCCATGGTATTAGCCTTTGCAGGTGCCTGTGTCAAAATAGCGCCGTCAGTACGGTTGCTGACAAGCACAGTATTTACGTATGTAATCATGTTTAATTAATTTATTCTACTCCCCCTATACGTTCTACAAAGAACAACCGGATTATGATCTACGCGGAGTTTTTAATGATCAAAACTTTATAGAGTCTAGACCTAACTAGCTGGGGTTTCCACGTTTAAATTACTCTTGTGTGAGCACTTCGTTGGTCAAAGTTTTGTATCTAGGATCCGATTGATTCTCAACGTACATCTGCGCTGCGATCTTAGTAATCTCTAACCATATATAGTCTTCAAAATCCTCGTGCTCTTTGTAAGGATCTTGATCAGTTATTTCTTCCGGCACTCTCAGATAACCAAGAGTGTAGGAGTATATCGTATAATTCTTGTCTGTCAACAGACGAAATCCTTTGTTAGTTCGTACCCTCAAAGGTCTTGCACGCTTAAGCTTATAATGAAAGTCAGTAAGACTATTATTTATCCTATGCATAAAACTGTCAGCCGTGCATTCAAAGACGAAAGTATTCATAGGACCATCAGGGCCATCGATAACAACATCCTCATTTAATACAAACATCATATCGTCTGGATAAGCGTATTCATAGCTGTCATAGCTAGGATGAGATTCGGCTTCTGGAGTCTCATATGTAAGTTCCTCGTAGAGCCTATTTAAATCCCTTGTACGCTTCTCATTTTGCTCGTATGATGTACGCTTAGGGGGATTGCCATTAAAGCGATCCTTGACGAATTTAACAATAGCTTGGTTAATCCAAAACAGCGAATCATCTGTGACAGGCTTCTGTAAAGAATTGTCCAGCTTGTTTATCTCAAGCTCGAACGCTGCTATTAAATCAACTGTTCTCGTCATTGTTCTGTCTAGCTTGCTGCCTCATTGCCTCTTGCTGTCTGCGTCTGTTAGCTTCAGCTCCAGATACATATTGTATATACAGCTCAAGTGCTCCTGTTACAAGATCGTCAAAGCAATCTAATGGAAGCTCACAAGCAGTAGAAGTCATGAGACTAAAGTGTTTTGGCTCTCTGTAGTAAAGTATCTCTATGCCGAGCGGCCAAGTATATTGGTCGTATATAACAGTAAGGCTGTGGCCTTCCTTGTAACCAACATCATTGCTAAGTATAGCTGCCGGTCTACGTAAGATCCTAAGTGTATCATGTGGAGTTTCGATTAGAGTCCAGGCATCGGACTGTGATACCAACTCGTTCGGCAAAACTCTGATAGAGCTGTTATTATTCTCTTTATTAGATCTGAAACTAAATGTTTTGGAGACCTTTGATACACTTCTGACATACATATAGAATGAAGAATCAAGTGGATATATTACTGATCTACCTGTGTTCATTACTTCTATGCCGTTTGGATCTACAATATTATCAGTAGCATCCACAACGTTTGGATCATCAATACCAATCCATTTACGGGTGAGTAACGATTGCAGGACGCTCTCGACATGAGCAGAGATCTTAGTGCCGGATGGAATAGCATCTAAGTTACGATATATATCGTGTACGTACTTATCTTGATATTGATTGAGGAACGAGTAGATTGTCTCAGTATCAAGCTTTTCTAGTAATTCCTTCTCAGGAATCATGGTTTGAACTCGTCTTTCGAATTCAATACCCATTTGTCTTGTTTCTTCTAACGTCATGCTTCAAGTCCTCTCATATTAAGTTTACTATTCAATCTAGCAGATTCTATATTCTCAAGCGCAAATGCTACTGCAAGACTTACAAGTTCCTCAGCCATCGTACTATTCAGCTCAAACTGATATGCTTCTGGCATTGGATCATCGCCATTATGCCAATCGAAGTATGAACAATAATCAGCAGGAAACGCATTTAAATCCTTTACAAAAGTATGAGGTTGTTTGATGTATACAATCTCCACAGGTTGTATACCATCTTTGCTTCTGGTAACAGGCTTATTGATAGGATCGTATATTACGTGCAGGTTCCCACTCTCAATATACGCAACAGGATCTTTTATCCAAGGTATGTTGTGAGGGCTAGAAAAGAACCGTGTGGCCATATCATGGCTCACCAGCTTAATCTATAAGGAACGCGTTGTAAGGCCGTCAGCGGGCTTGTAATTGGCATTCTCGACAATGTTTGGAGTCTCATCTACTTTATACAACATATCTTGCTTGATATAAGCAGTAATGTAGTATAACATATCTTCTGGAAGCTTGCCATAGATTGAGTTCGATACACGAGTATCTACATGTGTATCTTGCCAGTACTCAGACTTTACAAGCGGCTCAAGATCTGCAATAGCCTTGTTGTCAGACTCAAAGACTGAACGCCTGTAATTGTTACCTGTAATCTTCTGTGCAATTATAGCATTATAAGCTTTATCAAGAACTGTAGCGATTTCGTATTCTGTTAACGATGGATATGACGAAGTAACATTTGCCTTGTCATATTCTATCACGAACTTAGTATATATGTCTTTATGCGTCATATCACATGTTTATTAGAGTTATTTATTCTCTGTTTCGTTTATGATCGAAAGCCTCAGATCTTGGTTCTTCTTGTTATCCAGATAAGCGATAGCGTCCTCAAGAGAGTCTGCAAACATATCTGAACCATAGAAGTAGTGTGTCTTATCTTTACGAATTACACCCTTTGCGATAGCGTTTTCAAGCAGGAACTCAGTCTCCTTAGATTTGTTGTTAACCCACTTGTCCATAAACTTCTTAGGCTGCTTGTCTACAATGTTAAACAACGTAGACTCTACGAGCTCATTAGACATACGATCTGCATTAGAACCGAACAGACGCAAGCACTTACGCATCTGCTCAAGGCTAAGAGAATCAAATGCCTTAATAGCTTCACGACGAAGCTTATTCTGTTTGTTCTGTTCAATGGCTTCGGCTTCACGATTGATCAGCAGATAATCTTTACCAGCATCGAGTCTGTCAAGTGTAGTAGCCACACGCTTATGTCCTTCTAAGAACTTAATAATCATAGCCTGACGAGGAATTTGATCGTCAAGCAACAGACCACGTGCACCAACTTTTACAGAGAACGTGTTCCAAAATTCGGATGACTTTGATAGGTGTCCTTCCTCGTAACCTAAAGCTTTCTCATAATACTTCTCATCTTCTGGGGTGAGACCCGTATAAATCGACCCGGAACGCGTAAAGTAAGGAGCAATATAATCGTAACAATTCCTATACTTAATAAAGCTTCCCCAGGGATTCTTCTTCTTAATCTTTAATTCAACTACCATAATTGTAACAATTAGTATGTTGTGATGCCGGGCGGGGGCCGAAGCCCCCTCGGACATCAGTATCTTTTTAATTGATATTACGCACCGACATTAATACCACCATCGTTACAGATTTCGGTATCTTCAGCGTCGCAGTACAGAATACCACAGTTCAGCGGGTTACGAACCATAATACCCTCCTCACCGAGGAAGTGAACCTGGTAACCATCACGGCTGTTAGAACGCAGAGTGTTGATGCTGTTTGCATAACCCTGAGGCGAAACAGAACCGCCGGTGTACCACTGAACGAACTCACGACCCTTACGGCAAACCTTAACAACGTTAGCCTGACCGTCGAAGTTGCTAATGTTGACGAACAGGAACGTATAAGACATCAGCGGTTTACCAGTCAGCGGGTGGAGCTGACGGAACATCTCCATGTTATCGAACATCGGACAACGCTTCAGAGAGAGCGTGATACCGTTGGTCATGTTATAGGTAGTGAACTAACCACCGAGAGTCAGGTTCTGACCGCTACCAGTAACGAAGATATTCTCGCACATATTGAAGCTAGCAACCTTCTCCTTCAGGATACGGTCGAACTCACGAATACCCATCTCACCAGTCAGAGCAACGAAACGACGCTCATTGGTACCAAGGATATTGTAGCAGAGGTCGAAGAGATAATCCTCGAACAGCTCAGCTGTCAGGTGATGATAGTAACGAATGTTAGCCGGGCTAATCTGCTCGAACAGACCACTCATCGTAGGAGCGGGACGACCATTTGTACCCTTGTTAAGATAAGTACCATCAGCCAGACGGTTGCTCTTAGAGAACAGCAGCTGATACTCCTCACGCTTCTTCCACTCACGGAGTGCGAGCCAGTACTGATAATCGGCCCACAGATAAGACTTCTTGCCAGTCTCGGGATCCTGCAGAGCAATAGCCAGAACCGTAGAATATGCGTCACCAGTAATATCATAAGTCAGACGGAGAGTCTGCAGATGGCCACGCATCTTAAACGGAGTCTGATAGTTGATGATATCAGCCTCGTCACTGTACTCCTCGTAAGCAGAACCCAAACGGCTTACCTGACGACCAGGAAGCAGGAACTCTCCGGGGATGTAAGCAGCCTGTGCTCCATCAACAACATATACCTCATATACCCAAGCGCTACCGTCCTGATAAGGAACGCCATTTACACGAACCTGGAACTTGTAGTCATCAAAGCTCAGGATTG